ACAACAAGTAATAGATGTTGCTAGAAAGTATGGAGTTGATTTAACTAAATCAGCACATCAATTGCAAATGTTAACAGATTTTGCATTTAATTTAGGTGTAGGTGGATTAGTTTCAAAGTTTCCTATATTTCTTAAATCAGTATTAAATAATGATTGGCAAACTATGCGAGATCATTATAAACGATATACAGATGGAAGTGAATTATCTCATAGAAATAATTTATTTTTTAACAAGTTTTTATCCAATGTTCCTGCAGATGTTGTAGCAAAGGGCAATATTGGAAAAACATTATATCCAACTGAGACAGAAAAGTATACCAATGTTAGATCTAGTCCAGAAGTTAATACCGGATTGATTAATAACTTAGATGCTGTAGTTAAATGGCCAAATAAAATTGGTAAAATACTAGATGCAACTAAAGATGATACTGGTAAAATTTGGTACAATGTACAATATACAAAGGATGGAGAAGCTGCAACTGGTTGGGTTCGTTCTGATGTGGTTAGCACTGCACCTGCTATAAAACCGGAATCGACTGCATATACTGTTAAACGGGGTGACACATTAACATCTATAGCAAAAAAATATAAAACAACGGCAGATCGTTTGAAACGATTAAATAAATTAACTGGTGATAATATTAAAGTAGGTCAACAAATTAAACTAAAATAAGTTCAGGTTGGATTCTTGTACAAGATTTTATATTATTTAGTATGGATGAAAATTTTATAAAACAACTATTTATTAGATCTGTTAATTTAATGAAAGATACCGAGTTTGAGTGGCCAGATCATTGGGACACTAAACGTAAAATTGAATTCTTAGATAGCAGTCTAGAATGGGCAGTACAAGAAGAACTTTATGAACAATGCACGGTTTTACGAGATGTCAAAGAAACACTCATCAAATAAAAAAGGACGATACGAAGTCGTTGTATTAAATGATGATAATAATACATTTGATCATGTAATTAACTGTTTAATAGAAGTGTGTAACCATAACTATTATCAGGCAGGTCAATGTGCTACTATTATTCATAATACGGGCGAATGTTCAGTATTTGTTGATACGCATGAAGAATGCACTGCAGTTTGTGATGAACTATTAGATCTGAGTTTGCATGTAAAATTGCAAAAGTATAAATTACCAAAAGATGATTCAGCAAATTAAAAATCTGATACTAAAAATACGTATTGGTATGTATCATGCAACATATCATCGTAACATGAAAAGAGCCGAGCATGCTCGAGAAAATAAAGATCTAAAAAAGTTTCAAGAAAGTATTTATCGAGCAGAAGATGCTTGGAGAAGATTAATCACTTTAATAGTAAAACAACAGCAACAGTAAATTTATGGGCAAAAAAGGTTACATTGGAGAATCTCCAAAAGACAGATCCATCATGTTAATGGATAAGTTTATCAGAAAGAATAATGATAAGCTAAAACATTATGACATACTTCCAGGAAGAAGAAAAGATGCAGATATTCCCGTGCATCTTTGGCCACTTAAAGATCAAATTTCATATTATGAAAATAGATCTGAGAATGATGATTTTGCAGAGCAATATGGATCTTATCCTACATGGTACAATGCAGTAAAAGAATGTTCTACCGCATATCACGCAGAGTTCATTACCATGACCCGAGACAAAAGACCTTTATTAGAATCAATGTATAAAAAATATATATGGCCTAAAGAAGCTGCGAGGGAGCTGCAAAAGCATGGAGTATACTAATGGAACAACAATACAAATACATATACGGTATCGGTAAAACCGCATTGAATATTTCAGAAACTGAATTAAGATATGCGATTGAAAATACTAAATCTAATGCCGAAGCTGCTCGTTTCTTAAAAGTATCATTTACTACTTATAAGAAATATGCAAAGATGTATACGGATCGAGAAACCGGAAAAACATTATTCGAACTACATAAAAACCAAGCCGGGCATGGTATTAGAAAAGATATGTGTCATGCAGCATCCGGACCATATCCTATAGATGAAATACTTCAAGGGAAGTATCCAAATTATCCGGCTTGGAAAGTTCGAAATCGTTTATTTGCATTAGGTATATTTGAAGAGAAATGTAATAGCTGCGGATATTCGGAACGAAGAATCACCGATGATACAGTTCCATTATTAATGGATCATTTAGATGGAGATGAGACAAATTATCGTTTAGAAAATATACAAATGCTTTGTCTTAACTGTTATTATCAACAAACTGGTAATCCATTTAATAAAGATAAAGAACACTTTTGGAACTATAATTTAATGGAATGATCATATTTATTCATATATGATTTCAATGAAAAAAATACTAGTAGAAGGCCGTTATGATTCAATTGTAACAGGCCTTTCTAACAGAATATTAAAAGTATTCAAAGATAGTTATTCTTCAGTTAATGATCCAGGCGGTAAATTTGCTGGACAACAAATTTATTATAAGTCAAAATCAGATGCTCCTGCAATTAATGGAAATGATTTTGAAAATGTTTGGTTTGAAGAAGTAGAAAATGAAACTATACCATTGGAATTCTATATAGAGCTCAGAATACAATGGATTGATGGGTTAGATATAAAAAGATATACCGTACAAGAAGTTAATGCTGATGCATTCAATGAAGATAAACGATATGGCGATGAAGTTCCATTGATATGTATATACATTACAGCCGATCCGAAGGATTATCCAAACTTACTAAGTCAAGTAGCAATGCTTCTTAGAGATTCAATTCGTCACGAATTAGAGCATTTAACACAAAGTGGTTTGAATACAATTGCATCTAAATATTTAAAATCCGATCAATCTAAACGAAATAAAATAGATATCGGAAAGTTACCACCAAGAGAGTATTATTTACTTCCTAAAGAAATACCAGCAATGATACAAGGTATGTATTCATATGCAAAGAAAACTAGAACACCGTTAAAACAAGTAATTGCACAAAACTTAGATAGGCCAGACTTAACAGATTCCGATAGAGAAAAGATACTATCAGTTTGGAGACCAGCTGCAAAACGATTAGGAATAAAACAGGAGATATAATGATATACCTATCAAATTTAATTAGTGAAGACCTTCGTCGATGGGTAAAAGAAAAATGGACAGATCAATACGGAAGACCATGTGGTAGTTCAGAAACAAAAGGCGTAAAAAAATGTCGTCCTTCCAAAAAGGTATCTAAGGATACTCCAAAAACATGGAAGTCTTTTGATAAAAAAGAAAAAGAAGCATTAGTCGCACAAAAGCGAAGAGTAGGAATGGGTGATCGTACGCCAAAAGCTGAATCGACAATAGAAGAAGAATCAAAACGAGATGCTTGTTATCACAAAGTAAAAAGCCGTTATGATGTTTGGCCATCTGCATATGGATCATTAGCATTATCTAAATGTAGGAAAGTTGGAGCTAGTAATTGGGGAAACAAAACAAAGGAATCTATGGAAGAAATAACAGTATGTAATGAATGTGCATTGTCACTATTAGAAGATATAAAATCTGGTAAATTTAATGAACTACTAGAAGCTGAATATCAGGGACGCAAAGTGCCATTAGGCAAACCAATGCGCGGAGATGTTAAAAAATTTAAAGTGTATGTTCGAAATGAAAAGGGTAATGTAATTAAAGTTAACTTTGGTCATGGAGGTACTTCAGCAAAAAGAGCTGGACAGGAAACTATGCGTATAAAAAAGTCTAACCCGGAACGAAGAAGAAGTTTCAGAGCAAGACATAACTGCGATAACCCCGGACCTAGAACAAAAGCTAGATATTGGTCTTGCCGAGCCTGGTAAATTGTTGATACACAACCAAATACGAACATATCCAACTAGATCAAAACTTTTTTAATAAAAAGTATATGTTTTGGTTGGAATGTTGTAAAATACTTCATATAATATAGTTGTAATAAATAATTAAATAATTAAATATTTTAGCTATGAAAGAAGTATTTGGTATCATTAAGAAATTAGATTCAATGCATTATGTGGTAAATAATGCAATTACAGGCGAAGATATAACTAGTTTATTCCGCTCAGATATGATAGAAAAAGCTGCGCAGTTAGGCCAAGCTTTAAAATATAATGAAGAAACAATGAGATCGAAAAGAATTGATGTATCAGAATTACCAAACGAATTACCAGCTGAGCCGAGAATTCAAGCACCAGTTATGGATGAAGTGTTGAGTTTGATTCACAATTCTTCTAAAATAAAGCCCAGGGATCTAGAAATTGCAGATCTTAAATGGAAATACCTAGTTAGATCTGCAGTTAGAGGCAAAAACATCATGATGGTAGGTCCTGCAGGTTGCGGTAAGACACATGCAGCCAAAGCACTTCCGGTAGCAACAGGCAGACCATTCTTTTATTTTAACTTAGGAGCGACACAAGATCCTAGAGCAACCCTTATCGGTAATACGCATTTTGTAAACAGCCAAACCAAATTTGACGAGTCAGCTTTCGTAAAAGCTATACAAACGGAAAATGCAGTTATCTTGTTAGATGAACTTTCAAGAGCGCATCCAGAAGCATGGAACATTTTGATGACTGTTTTAGATGAAGGACAAAGATATTTGCGATTAGATGAGGATATTAATTCTCCTACCATTAAGGTTGCTCCTGGGGTGTCGTTTATTGCAACAGCTAATATTGGTAATGAATATACCAGTACTAGAGTATTGGATCGAGCCTTGATGGATCGATTTGAAATAATTGAAGTAGATATTCTTTCCAAGGACAATGAAATTAAATTGTTAACTAATCGTTTTGGTGATAAAGTACCTGCAGATATCATAGAATCTATTGCAGATATTGCATCTATTACCAGAGATGAATGGAAAAATGAAGACGGTAAATTGTCTACCATGATATCAACTCGTATGACAGTTAGAGTGTGTGAACTAATAGCAGATCAATTCACTCTGAATGAGGCAGCCGAGGTTGCTATTATTCCTTTCTTTGATGCTTCCGGTGGCATTGATTCTGAAAGGACATTTGTTAAGCAGGTTATACAAAAACATGCAAAGGTAGATGCGAAGGATATTTTCAATGTTAAAACAGAAGAAACTAGTACTTCACCATTCTAATAGTACCAAATCAATTCTTCATAGCTCGAAGGGGACGGCTAATTAGTCGTCCTTTTCTTTTGTTTTTTGGTTGGATTTTTCAGTTCAATTTCATATAATATATAAAAATAAAAAGATATGAAACCTATTATGAAACCTAAGAAATTAAATTCAGTAGCATCTAGTTTTTGGTTAGATGATGAACTTAATGAAAAACTTATTGATGGCAAGCAAATTAACTATACCAAGTTAGCTGCAACTCAAAGAGCAATTGGTAACTTTGTTAATATTGTTACTGGTAAAAAGATTCCCGTAGTATTTCAGTCTGGTAATGATTCTTATACTGATGGCAAGCAAGTAGTAATTGGATCTAAAATCGAAGGAGCAAATTTTGATCCAGCTGTTGGTTTAGCATTACACGAAGGATCTCATATTGCATTTACAGATTTTAAAATGTTTCAAGACAATGCAACTGATATTAAAAATAGCAAATTTGCTAGTGTGGTTAGAATGTATGGTGTAGATCCTGATTTTACTTTAACTAATGATGATTTCAGAAACATAAAGGATCTATTAAATTATGTAGAAGATCGCAGGATTGATTATAAAATATACAGTATGGCTCCTGGTTATAGGCCTTATTATGAAGCCATGTATAACAAATACTTCAATGATAAAATTATTGATAAGGCCTTAATTAAGGGAGAAAAAGTTCAAGAGAATTGGGACTGCTACATGTTTCATATTATCAATTTAACTAATCCTAACAGGCAATTAAGTAGTTTAAAGTATCTACAAACAATTTGGGATACTATTGATTTGGCTAACATTGGCAGATTGCAGACAACTACGGATGCATTAGCTGTAGCAGTAGATATATTTAAAACAATTAAACAGGCTGTAAAAGAAGCAGAGGCAGAACAATCAGCAAATCAAACACAAACACAACCACCTAGCGACGAGTCTTTTGGAAACGGTGGCGGTGCTGGCGAAATAACCAATGATGATGGCGAATTAGATGCTGAACAAATTGAATTAACCGTAGAGCAAGTAAAAGAGATCGTATCTAAACTATCAGAAAATGACCAACGAAAATTAAACAAAGCAGTTCAAAATCAAAGAAGCTTCTTAAATGGAGAACAGAAAAAAGAAGGTAAACTAAGCAAAACGCAGAATCGTGTTATTAGTGCACTTCGAGCATCAGGAACAGAAGTTCGAACCATTGAATATACTGGATCTAATGGTGGTGATATTGGTTCAATTGATACGGTTGTTATTAAAAAGCTAAATGATTCGATTATTAGTGCGATGCCAGATCTATTCAGCACAAGTAAACGAACTACTAATGAAAATCTAGCATCAATATCAAAAGGTATAATCCTGGGAAAACATTTAGGTAAAAAATTGCAAGTTCGTAATGCAGATAAGACCTTAAAGGTAAATCGATTAGAAACTGGTAAAATTGATAGAAGTTTGTTAGCTCAATTAGGTTTTGGAAATGATAATGTATTTCATCGCATAGTTACAGATAAATATAAAAACTTCTTTATACATATATCAATCGATGCATCTGGATCGATGTCTGGAAATAAATGGGATAATGCATTGATATCAGCAGTAGCAATTGCTCAAGCAGCATCCATGACGACCGGTATCAGAGTGCAGATATCAACCAGGGGCACTTCTTGTTCATTGAGCGGAAGAGATCAATCACTTACAATGTATGTATATGATAGTGCCCATGATAATATGTCCAAAATAAAAAAATATTTTAAATATTTGAGTACATATGGATGCACTCCGGAGGGTGTTGCATTTAAGAGTATAGAAAAGGATCTGATACTAGATGCTAAAGGAGATGAAAAGATTTTTATAAATTATTCTGATGGAGCTCCATCTCATGTATATGGTATGACTGATGTTTACACAAACGATGGCCCGGTATTGTTCACAAAGAGAGTAATCAATAACTTCAGAAGAAGTGGTATTTCCATCATAAGTTATTTTATATCAGATAAACATCA